ATTCACATCTAGATCACATCGAGATTCACATCGAGATTCACATCGAGATATCATGATATCATTATAAAGTATCACAATATTTCATACTAGATTCATATATAATTCATCATGAATCTAGACGCACTTGACATCGCATCGAGATTCATGTATACTATACACATAGTTTCCAGGAAAGGTTCTTATGGTCAACTCTTACCTATCGACACAGAAAACACGATACAGGATCACATTAGAGCTTAACGTACTCGAAGACTTCAATCCTCATCAAATTGATTGGGAGAAAGCACTTGATCTTCAACCAGCAGAAACTATTAAATCATATGTTGAGAATCTATCAGCACCTGATAGATGGTAGATTATTAATTAAAACAAAAATATTATAATACCCTTCTACTTCTTTGTGGGAGGGTATTTTAGTATACATTTACCAAAGCATGGCAGTGATTGTGACGGATCTGGAACTGTCCACCAATCCACCCAACTGCCCCCAGATCGGTTATATTACTCAGGTACTCAACAAATGCACCTCAATGAGGTATCCAAACGTTGCCCCGATTAGTTTCTGCAAAGCAACTGATCGTTCCCAGGAATTCTGCAAACAAATTAATAACATGTACAAGGAAGGGTATACGACCGAGCAGATTGCAGAGGAATTGGATATGAGTAAGACCGCAGTTCGCTATTATTACTACGGCATTCACAATTGCTCTGAGGCGCATTTTCACTGGAAAAATGCATTTGATGCAAACAAAGCAGTTGGTTATATTCAGTACAGTCTGAATCAGATCCGAGTTGGGACTGCTGTGCCGATCTGATAACTGTCCACCAATCACCCCATGGGCTCTGTGGGGTGATATCTTTAAAAAGTACTGAGGAACCAACCCATGACAGTAACCACCTTCGCTGAGTACTCTGCCCAACAGGAAGCCCGTAAGAATATTGGTCTCGCTGTTCTGGGTCACACTTACGCTCTGTGTGAAGCATTGCTGCAGAACTTTATTGAACGCAATAATGGTAGCGATGGTGGTTATAATTTCTATCCAGAAACTGGTAAAAAGTATCATAAGATTGTGATGGAAACTGGTTCAGGTTCACGTAGTGTACATTGCTTCATTGATAAGAAGACTGGTGAAGTTTATAAGTCTGCATCCTGGAAGTCTCCTGCTAAAGGTGTTCGTTATGATCTTCGTTTGATTAAAGATCGTGAATGGCTTCTGGAGAATGCTGATTGGGCTGGTGGATATCTTTATCTTCGTTAACTTATAATCTCGACGAGGTATGCATCAAGTCATCATAATCTCGTCGAGATATCACACATTACATCTAGATTTAAACTAGATCACACATATAATAATAAGCTTTAATCTAGACTCATACTCAAAACCGACAAACCAATTCTACAACAAAACAGGAGGCTAAGTCAAGTGACTGAAGAAACCATGGATCTTTTCATCGCACACGAAGAGTCAATGAACCGAGAGACTAGTATCGATGAAGCATTTGATCTTGCTATCGAAGAACTAGCAGCAGATCTCGAAGTTACTGTTGATTATTACATGATGGAGTTCATGTGATCATGTTTCAAACTCAAACCATTGATAGTAAAACAATGAAAACAGCAAACACTTTCTACTGGACATTCATCGAAACTCTGATTATTAATGTTGCTACTATCGCCGCAATCGTTGTGGGAGTTGTACAATATGCGATTAATGCATTTAATGAGAATGAAGGGAAAGAAAAGGTTCGTAAAGTAACTCAAACTGTTCTGCGGTTCGTTGATAAGATCATTACCACACTTCAGGAGAATATTGATACTGATAGGCCAGTTGTGCAAGTGTCCACTACATCCACCAAAAGCACACGAAAGGTGCAATGATACTCAAGTCGTCAGGAATTCATCCATGAAAGACATTCGCATTCGTGTTGAAACTTACGATGGTTTGTGTACTATTTGGTATGAACGTTCAAAGTTAAAGAATGCCTGCGATGTTATCAGCAAGCGTGTGTACAATCAGCTTTGCGGATTGAACATTAAAGAAGTTAACGTGTCCGTTATTGGTGATCCTGTGACGGTCTGAGAGGTGGCACAAGGGGGGTTGCAATGCCCCCCGATCTGATCCATACTACCTGAGTCAACGCAATTCACCCCATGCGTAAGATCGAACGCCAGATGAACGCCGCGATCACTTCTGAAAAGGATTGGCGCTGCGATAACACCGAGGTTCGTAACATTGACGGTGTTTCCTATGTGTACCTCTACGGTCACAAGATCGCTGAGGTTGGTGATACCTGGATGCGTATCTTTGATGGTGGGCATCAAACTAACACCACCAAATCGCGTTTGAATGCACTTCTCTCCGCTCACGGAATCGGTTCCGAAAGTGTATTTCAAAAGAACTTCGAATGGTTCTTCCGTGATGCAATGGGTGGTATTCTTCCTTTCTTCTCTGGTATGCGTCTTAACTGAATTTAATTGGGGACCAATCAGGTCCCCTTTTTTTATATTAATTTTTATATTATTTCACGGCAGGATCCGTGACGACCATTTCATCAGCAGGCTTACCCCAGCCCTCGTTCGCTTAGGCTTACCCCAGCCCTCGTTCGCTTGTGAGGCCATTATAAGCACCGCAGGCGCTGCTGGTGGCCGCCCTGGACCACTTCGTGGAGTGTCCACCAAACCCCCCAGGATGCCCCTGGAGGGGGCATAATACATTCATGCAAAACAAACACCTCGAACACCCCGAAGACACCATCCTGAGCGGCGATCTGACCGTTCTGGATTGGTTTACTGCTGAGGGTGACCTTTCCGTTAAGATTGATGGTGCCCCCGCAATTGTCTGGGGTACAGATCCTGCGACTGATTCGTTCTTCGTGGGAACCAAAGCTGTTTTCAATAAAAAGAAGATTCGTATTGCACACTCTCATGAAGAAATTGATTCGTTCTATGAGGGTGAGGTTGCGACTATTCTTCACGCTTGCTTTGATTGCCTTCCTCGGCACGATGGTATCGTTCAAGGTGACTTTATTGGTTTTGGCGGTTCTGATGAGTATCGTCCCAACACGATTACTTACAAGTTTGGTGAAGTAATCGATCAGGATGTTATCATCGCTCCGCATACTCTGTATGCAACCGATGGTGAACTCAAAGATGCTTACACTATCATGGACATGGTAGACATTGAGATCTTTGATGATACTGAGCGCGTGAAGTTCGTGCAACCTAACGCTTACATTCTGTATGATCAACCTTCGTTCGCAGATGTAAAAGAAATCGTAGAATTTGCCCGTCAAATGTCTACTGCGTGTGAGTTCGTTCAGGGTAAGCAACTCGCTGAACTGAAGAAGCAACTCAATGCAATCATTCGTGAGGGGCGTCCTGTTACTGATGAGGATTCGTTTGATTGTGATCCTAACCTGATTCGTTTGTGGTTGCTGGTGAAGTCGATTAAAGATGATTGCCTATTCTTGTGCCGCAATGATGGTCCTGCAGCATACGTGAACGGCAATCGTATTGATGCTGAGGGTTACGTGATGACCAATGAGTTTGGTATGTTCAAACTCGTGAATCGTGAAGTCTTTAGCTATCACAATTTCAACAGCGGACGTTTCCAGTGTGCCGCCTGAGGCACTGTCCACCAAACCCCCCAGACCCGCCCTGGGGGTGCAATACTATAAGAGTCAACAACGGAGGCACCCATGTTTGATGAACTCTGGAGCGAAATCCAAGACATGCCTGGTGAAATCTACGATCTTGACATTCCTGAACTCAAGGAAGAAGATTTCAACATGACTGAGTACATTAACGGCGACTACGATTACTGAAGATGAGTAAGTTCGTGATCGGTGTTATCGTTGGAATCGTTCTATCAACAGTCGGTTTCAACGGTATAGCACAGATGGGTAATCGTGCTATCGGTGGTATTCAATCCTTCGCTCAAAACACTGCACAATGAACAACATTAAAGAGTTCTTCACTGACTCTGAGTGGGATCTCATCTACAACTTCATCGGTAATGCACTCGATGATGATTTGTTCGATCCTGATGAAGTTTATTCTATTCGTCGTAAGATTCACACTATCTTTGCTGAAGACTGATGCAATTCCAAGTTACTGCAATCGAGTTTGATTTTGATGATAAGTGTCCCTATTGTGGTGATCCTCAATCCCCAGAACACGATGCAGAATGTGATGGATTCTTGGAGTTTGATTATGTCACTC